GGATGGACTCTGCGGTGGATCTGGCGGCGTCTCGACGGCGGGCAAAAGAGTCTGGCGAAGCCGCCCGAAATTTGACCTCAAACTGCCGCTGGTGCGACTTCGTGAAGCTGTGCAGGGCCGAGATGGTCGGCGGTCCTGGCGGCGAGTATGAACTCGCGGACATGTATCTGCGTGCTCGTCCAGAGCGCTGAATCCAAGTGGGACTACGCCCAGTGTGCGGGGCAGCACCATCAGGTGTTACAATCGTCTTGCCTACTAGCCCGGCTGAGAGCCGGAGAAGCGGAGTGGTTATGACCCGAGCAGATGAGCTGGTGGGGGCACTGGCCTTCGATCAACCCCTGGCAATCCTCGTCAGGAACGTCATCGAGAGTCACTCGCTGGCCGACAAGGTGGACATCATCGACTACCCGGACCGCCGGGTGACCGAGTTCCATCCCCGCGAGACCCTGCCGTTCCGGCTGTGGTCGAGCGGTGAGCGTTCGACGTGGGAGTTCATCGCCAGCCTGGCCGGTCACGGTCAGGTGGATCTGCACAAGCTGACCTCGCGTGTGGGTGGCAGTGGTCGGCTGGCCAACGACCTGGTGCATCTGTTTGCCATGGCGATGACCGGTGGATGAATCGCGGGTGATCGACGCGATTCCAGAGCTGGAGCACTTCGCCATGGAGGACGTGAAGGAGGACTACGGGCGGTGGATGATCCACGGTCCACAGGGCGCGGGTAAGACCACCCTCGCCAGCACCATCGCGGAGATCGGCAAGACGCTCTTCATCGACCTCACCGGTGAGAAGGGCATCCGTTCGTTCCGGGGTGCTCCGTACATGCGGAACATCCGGATCAGCCGACCTCCGAGCATTACCGCGCTGGACGATGCGTTCTGGTGGCTTGCCGCCGGGCAGCATTCCTTCGACTGCGTGGTGGTGGATTCACTCACCGCCGTGCAGAAGATGACGATGCGCTACCTGCTGGGCCACGACGAGACCGCGGTGAGGGAGATTCGGAAGGGCACCAGTCCGGCCGACATCCGCACGTGGGGCCAAAGTCTCGACGTCATGCAGGACACCGCGACCTTCTGGTATGGGCTGGCCGACGGCAATCGGCCCAAGCCCCTGCACGTTGTGATGACGGCACAAACGAAGGTCGATGAGGATGCCGAACTGGGCGGCACCCGCAGAACCCCCGACGTACAGAAGGGAGCACTCAGCATCACCCTCGCCGCGCCGGACTACATCCTCTACTGCGAGGAGGAGGAGAACCCGGACTACATCAGCGACGACACACTGCAGCCGGTCAATCACATCGTCCGGTTCGGCAGTCACCCCGGCTACAAGACCAAGGCCAGGGTTCCGTACCACCTGCGGGGCAAGATTCCGCCGATCCTGGGCCGGACTCGCCCGCCAAGCCTGTTGCAACTCAGTCGAATCCTGGGCATCGGCGGATTGCCCCCAGCACCGAAAACCATTGCTCCGAAGGCGGAGCCAGCGAAGGGAAGTGACGGCTGATGTCCGACGACATCAATCTTGATTTCAGCAACTACAAGGACCGGGTGGGCGGGCGGGTAACGCCTGGCCGCTACAAGGTGGTGGTGGACGACACCGAGGCGGACAAGTCCAGCGCCGGCAACCTGATGATCAACGTCTGGCTGCGGATTCAGGGCGGCGAGTTCGACGGCACGGTCATCATCGACCGGCTGACTCAGACCGAGAAGGCGCTGTTCCGCACGGTCAACTTCATGAATGCCCTCGGGCTGCCGACGCCCAAGCGCCGGATCAAGGTCAACATCCGGTCGTGGATCGGCAAGACCCTGGAGATCGACGTGGAGGACGGCGAGCCCTACCTCGGCCGGGTGAAGTCCGAGGTGCGCGGCTACAACCGCATCGCCAAGGCAGCGGGTACGGCGCCAGCCGATCTCGACGGTCTGGACGAGTTCGACACCCCGCAGGGCAAGGAGCCAGCGACCGAAGATCCGTGGGCGCTGCCGACGACCGAGTCCGTCGAGGTCGAGGGTGCGTCCGAGGAGGTCGATTTGGACACCCTGAACCTGGGCTAGTGCGGTGAGATCAGGGAGGCGACGCGGGCAGGGGCTCGCGTCGCCTTCCGACCGAGGAGGAGAGAGCAATGTCGCTACGGGAGAAGCTGATCGTCCTGGCTGATGAGCTATGGCAGGAAGCCCACGAGGCAGCAGAACGGCGCAGCAGGGTCGAGGCCAGCGCCAAGCGCGGGGCAGCCAACCGCATCCGCGAGGTGCTGGAAATGGAGCCGTTGAGCTGATGCCGACCAGGGAAGCAGGCTTGCTGCAGGCGGTCGTGAGAGCCGTCCACAAGCAGCATCCGACCGCCTGGCAGTTCAAGGTCGTCGGGAGTCCCTACCAGATGGCGGGTGTACCTGACCTGCTGCTCTGCGTGGACGGCCTGCTGGTCGGGCTGGAGTTGAAGTTTCAGCGTCCGAGCGAGTCGTTGGATCACGCGCTCGCTCGGACGACCCCGCAACAGCGGGTGCAGATCGCGCGGATCAACGCTGCAGGCGGCATCGCCGGCACGGTGACCACGGTGAAGGACGCCCTCGATCTAATCGGACGAGGGTTACGAGAACGGGAGAGGCATTAGCAATGGGACACGAGATCACTGACCAGGACGGGGTTTTCAGCGTCCGCAAGCCGATGTGGCACGGGCTCGGCACCGTGCTGGAGGACTATCCGACAAGGGCCGACGCGCAGGCGATCGCGCATCCGTGGGAGCCGATGGCAGAGCCGATCTACCGGCGCATTGTCGAGCCCCGGCCCTATGGCCCGCCGCTGATTCGCTATGAGGAGATCACCGGTTATTACGCCAACGCCAGGACCGACAACAACCGGATCATCGGCATCCTCAACGACAGCTACGAGACCGTCGACAACAACGAGCTGTGGCAGATCGCGGAGGTCATCGAGGGCGTCGATAAGGGCTCGGTGATGTTCGAGACCGGCGGCAGCCTCAAGGGCGGTGCGAAGGTTTGGCTCCTGCTCAGGCTCCGCGACCCCATCGTGGTGCCGGGCGATCCGCGGGGAGCGACCATCCCGTACTTCGCCATGCAGAACAGCCACGACGGCAGCGGAGCGTTCCGTGGGCAGGCCGTGGTGGAGCGGATCGTGTGCGCGAACACGGCGCAGATCGCGGACCTGGAGTCTACGGCGAGGGGCACCGAGTTCACCTTCCGCCACACCAAGAACGTGGCCGACCGGATCGAGCAGGCCAAGGACGCGCTCGCCGGGTGGCGACAGTCGATCACCGCGTGGCAGGAGACCAGCCGCGAGATGATCCGCACCTCGATCACCGCCGACCAGCGGGAGCAGTTCATCACCAGTTTCATCCCGATGCCGCCGCCGCACACGATCAGCGACCTCGTGGAGCAGAACGTCCGGAAGGCTCGGAACCAGCTCCGGGCGATCCTCGACGGGCCGACCTGCGAGGGCATCGAGTTCACCACCTACGGCCTCACCCAGGCGAGCATCGAGTACCTCAACCACGCCCGTCGGGCGCGCTCGCAGGAGAGCAGGTTCAAGCGGACCTACCTCGATCGGAGCGACATCCTGGCCGACGCGGTGGCCATCGCGCGGGACGTGGCGCATGTCTGAGGACAAGTCCTGGGAGGAGCTTCGCCGGGAGGCGGCACAGGATCCCGGACGGCTGAGCCTGACACCGGAGGCGCGAGCCATGTCCCTTGATGAACTGCTGGCGAGGGAGTCCCGCGGTGAGTCGCTGACGGGAGCGGGCAGGCCCTCGGAGGAGAACAACGTCGTCGCGGTCTACACCCACACGCAGGGCGGCGTGATCACCGTGTTCGGGGATGGCACCCTGATCGCGCTCAACGCTGCGGGGAAGCGCAAGACCACGACTGCGACGGCGGAGAAACTGGCCGCCGGCCACGGGCTCTGGCGGAAGACCGGCCCCGAGTGAGTCCAGCACCGAGGTCGGATTCAGAGCGGGTGCAGACCCTCGGCAAGTTCTCGAAGGCGGTTCAGGA